GATACGTTCTCCACCTCTATCATATACAGTTGCTATATCATATAATCCAACATTTGTAGTTTTTTGTTCATTTAAAACTTTATTAGCTTTATCTTCCAATTTCTTAAACCATTTGAAAAAATCTTCCGGTTTAATTGATGATAATTTAATTGCTGAGAACTTTTGTTCATATATTCCCGTTACGAATATAATAGTTGAATCGGCTCCACTTAGGGATTCCTTATTACCATCCGCATATTTGTAAGTAGATATACGATATACCCCATACGGCTGTACAGCCGAACGGGATACACGTTTTTCTTCTAATATTAGTGGTTTATACTTTATTGCCTGATTTGGAGTAGTTGCCATTATACTTTATTTAGTTTAGGTAATTCCATTTTGTTTTTGTTTAAATTTGGTAGGTTGAATGGTTTTACCTGCGGTATTCCCTTTTCATATCTTTCCATCATTTGTTTAAAAACTTCATGCATTTTTTCTAATGTAAAATTCTTTAATGTGTTGGATTTTAATCCAGCCGATTGTTTTAAATGTACATCGTAATCATTAAATACCTTATATAATTTGTTGGCCGCATCTGAGTAGTTTACACTAAACCATTGTGCATTTGCTAATATAAATGTATCAACTGCGGATTCATCAATATTTGTTAATGAACCCTCTAAAAATATAGTGTGTTCTTTTGGTAAGAAATCCATTTGTCCGCTCCACCCAGAAACAACAATTGGTTTACCGGTCATAGTGAATTCAGCTAATGGTCTACCATATCCTTCACCTTTAGTAAATGAAACCATTGCTTTAACTTTTGGATGATGGTATAATGATGCCATTTCATCATCAGTTAAATCACCATGTAAAAGATATACTTTAGGTGCATCCTTACCAAATGGTTTTAATATATTATCAATCTTATCTCTTGTAGCTTCTCTATCCATTACTGAAAATCCAGCATGTGAGGTTTTCATAATAAGACCAGGTCTTTTATCTTTAGGTAGATATTTGAATACTGTAGCGAATGTTTTAATAACCATACCTACATCTTTCCTATCTTGCCCTAAATTTCCCTTTAACCAATGCCCAACAAATAAGAAATTAAAATCAGTTTCTAATTTATCTAACTCAGTTAATGAGTTGACCGGGTTTGAGTAAATTTCAGTATTTACACCTTCGAACAAAACTTCAACTGGTTTACTAATTCTGAACTCATTTACTATCTGCCCCGTTTGATTATTTTTTTCTTGATATGCAGTACCTAACATCAAATTCTTTGTGAATTGAGATGGTACTATAACCATATCCATTTTATTTGAACCATCAATAAATTCCTTTGGTAAAATAGTAGTTTCTACACCAGCAGTAATACCAATGTTAAAATTACCCTTTGCTTCAAATTCATTAGCAACGGACATCTGCATAAAGATATCCGGCTTTCGGTTCAATTCGGTAATTACATTTGCAAATACCTTTTTACCAAATTCAGTTGTTTGGTCAACTTGATTTTGTGGAGTATTTCCCCATCTGGTTGGTACAACTTTAACATCGTACTTATCCATTTCAAATAAGCTTCGTAAGATATCTCTCGCATGGTCACCATAACCACTTCGAGTGAATACTGGAGCTTGATATACTAATAATGGTTTATTCATAACTTTTTATTTTCTTCTTAATTCAATTTAAATAGTTCGTATGATTTACGAGGTTTCCAATTTTCAAAGGTTCCTTCCATTCCATCAACTAATGTTTTACACATATTTTCTGAACTTAATCCTATTTCACCAATGAAAGCTTCTCTTCCCTTTAATCCATTCTCTAAAAGAGTTTCTTTTGGTGTATTGTACATATCCATCATTGCTTTAGCAACATCATAGATATCAACTTTATCATCCCAAATATATGGTGTTGGAACTGAACCTGTTAATGATTGTGCTCTACTCCATACAGGTCTAACCCAAGGTCCTGGTTCTAATTTATCTTCCCAATCTCTCCAATTGTGAAGTGAACCAATTTTGATATAATCTTCCGAATTAACCAATTTTCCACTATCTTTATACCTAAAACCACATTGGTCTTGCAAACCACCAGTTACGTTTACGATAATTGGGGTACCAGCCATTATAGATTCAGCGGTTGTTAATCCAAATCCCTCATTACCAGCGATATTGATTGTTACATCAGCCATATTGTATAGGTAATTTAATTCATTTGTAGTTCTACGTTTATCTGAAAATATAACGTTACAATTTGGTGCTAATGTACTATAAACCGTTGGTAAATCGGTACCATTTTCATCGATAGGTTGTGTGTGCATCACTAAGCAAACTTTAGATGCTTTTTCTTCACCCAATTCCTCACAAAATTGTTTAAATGCCATAATAACATCAGATGGTTGTTTTCTACGAATATTTCGGTTTGACCAAAAGAATACAAAATCATATTCTTTACCACCTAATATCTCAGAACGAAATTCGGCTGGTACTTCTGTTGGGAAATATTCTTTTGAATTAATACCATGTGGTACATAGGATACCTGCCAATCTGAATGAGGTTTCCAAGTTGGCTTGTCCGTTAATGCGGTTAAACGGGATACGATACCATAGGTTTGACGAGAAATGCATCCAATCCAATCACAACTTTCGTAATAGTTACGATTATATAATGGGTCTGGTAAATCATCCCAAATAGCGTAAAACATAATTGGAACATTTTGTCTAATCTCATGCTCCATCTCATATAACCAAATCCAATATCTCGGGTCGGTAAAGTGTAATATAGCATCAGGTTGTTCAGCGTTGATTAATTGTCTAACCAATCCAGCATCACCATATCCAGTCCAAGGTAGTATTTTAACACTAGCATCTGCTACACCAGTTTGAGCGGCAACATCAACAGATACATCCAATACTTTACCTTGCTCAGGGTGATTAATTGCGGCTCCTACTTGGAACCAATCGTACTTGTCAACAGTACCCATTACTAATGCTTTGCTCATAGTGGCAATACCACTTGCCATTCGCAAATCATCAGAAAGCAATAAAATCTTTTTCTTTTTATTCATAACTTATTGAAATAACTTTTTTTTTAAAATTGAGAACCAGAGATTTGTAATTTCAGATATTCGTTCATTTCGTTTCTGAATTTTTCATCTGTAACATATCTCTCTACAGTTCTATTTACTAATTTTTGTAAGGTAACATCCGATTCAAAAGATACACTTTTAAAATTCGAATATACTCCCTTTAGAATCTTAACAGTTGTTAATTTTGTTTGGGTTTCCATATTGTTTATATTAATTTATATATATAAGTATATGGATATTTATTTTTCGTTAAGAAATCCCATCACATAAACCTCGTTGGCCGAATTCACAAAATTTACAATTCTTTTTTCGTTCTCCGGGGTTTTTTGGATATGGAACATCTCTAAATTTACCCTCATCATCAAATACACTATTCACAAATTCCATAAACTCACCATATACTTTATTTACAGTTGGTTTTCCAGATGCAGGAATGTGTTTTGACATATATGGAATTGGAAATGGAGCCTCTTCAGGCATTTTCCTTCTCATAATCTGATACTCTACTTTGATTTTATCCAAAGGAATATTAAATAATTCAGAATAATATTTTTTATAGATTATAATCTGAGCGTTCTTTAACTTATCAGCTTTTTGGTACTTATTCCATCCCATTGTTGATGTTTTTAAATCAATGATGATAATTTCACCAGTTGATAAATCTCTCATTACAATATCGATAAATCCAATAAGATATACACCTTCTTTAATAGGTGCATTAAGTGGAATTTCAATTCCAACTAATTCAAACCCAGTTTTAGTGTAGAACTTATCTAATTTCTTTTTGAACCACTCAAGGATTCTTCTACCATCACCATAGAACTCTTCTAACTCCAATTGGGTACATATTACACCCGAACTAAGTTTTTCAGTTTCTTTGATATATTCTTTACGCATCCATTCTAATAATAACTTATCAGTATCAATTAGTTCCGCTTGCTTTTTAGAAACCCCATACATAACCGAAAGGAAATGTTGGATTGTTTCGTGCATTGCGGTTCCAAAGAGTGTATGAATATTGGCAGAACTTTCACCCAACTTATCGATGTATCTCAACTTATATTGTTGAGGACATGAACTCCATGTTGAGAATTGTGAAAAACTTACTTTTGCCATAACTTTAATTTTATATTACAAATATACAAAAAAAGTTTGGATTTTCCAAACTTTAATTAATTTATTATACGTTTATTTTGAGTTTTTTTATCACTTTAGGGTCTGTCCCATAGTTTTCAGCCAACTCAATAATTTTTTGTTTACCAGTGTGAGATGCATATAATATCTTTAGATAATCTTCTGCTTCTATCTTTGATACTTCATAGTTTTTAGCTACCAAATCTATTAACCATCCCTCATACTTATCAGCACCCTTTGGTTTGATGTATTTCATAAAATGTCTACCCTTTGGGAGTAAATCAATTAAAGCCAAATACATTGCTTTAGGTGGTACTTCCTGAAGATATGGTTGAACACTA